TTAGTATAAAAATTGAATAGCTATTTTAAAACTACCTTTATTACCACGTTCTGTACGTTCATATTCTATTTTTTTAATGATTGATTTAAGCAGCGTATTTTTTTCTTTAATGCTCATACTGCGATTATAGGCATAAATAATAAACTTCATCCTGAGCAAATGTTCTTTAATATCTGCTTCGGTTACTTTTTCAGATTTTACCTTTATAAGTTCTTTTTCGAGGGCTTGTTTTTTATTATTAAGTATTCCGGAACGTTCGACAAAAACCTCTGTTGAGTAAATTCCCTGCTCAAGAAGGTCATACAGTTTATTTTGCTGTGATCTGATTTTCTCAATCTCTTTTATAATACTTTTTTCGATAGCGTCATTACTGTTGCTGTTAATTTTATTATTATCTGATGATTTTAATTTTTCTCTGTATGTTCTGACAATTGCATCATAAACAGCTTTGTCAACATCCTCAAATTTAGCAGAAACGCAATTACATCCGTTATGATTACACATAAGAAAAACATCGTTATTTACATACGGTCTTCTTACCATTGCCCGACCGCACAATTTACAGTACATAAGTCCGGCAAACTGGTTTTTTAGCTCTGTGCTTTGTTTTGTTCTGGTATGAGTATTAACTTTTCTGATAGCTTCCGCCCGTTTCCACACTGCCTCATCAACGATAGCAGGGTGCAAGCCGTCATACACTTCATAATCATGATTTATAGGATTTGTAATCTTTATCCGGCCGTTTTCCATAATCTTCTGATTTTTTCGCCAGTTCCAACGAAGCTTACCGTAATACAAAGGGTTTTCGATAATAGCTTTTACAGTGGGCCTGCTCCATGTATCAATACGCTTTGGCTTGATTCCGAGGTTGTTAAGATGTGTGGCAATTTTGGAATAGCCCAAATCGTGATTAATATATAAATCATACATAAGCCTTACCGCATCCGCTTCATCCGGAACAGGTTCAAGTGTGTAGCATTTATTTTCATAGTCATGCACCTTCTTATATCCGTATGGAGCATTCGAGCCTATATAATTGCCTTCTTTAACAGAAGCAAGTCTGCCTGCCTGCATACGCCTGTTAATGGTTTTATACTCACGCCTTGACATAAAAAGGGAGAATTCAAAGTATTCTTCGTCATATTCGTTTGACGGGTCATACACCTTTGCCGGTGTGATTATTTTTGTAGCAGAATATTTAAAGGTACGTGCAATAATACCCTGGTCAATGCTGTCACCTCTTGCAAGACGTTCAATTTCCATACAGATAACACCTGCAAAAGTACCTTTTTCAACCTTTTGAAGGAGTTTCTGTATCTCAGGACGTGACTGAATTGTATCACCCGAAACAAGTTCTTCATATACTTCTGTAACTGAAAGCTGCTGTTTTTTCGCAAGTTCCAGCAAAGAAGCACGGTGTCTTGCAAGAGTTTCGCCTTCTCCCCTGCTTTCGGCTTCCATATCGGCTCTTGACTTTCGTAAATAAATTGCGTACTGGTCAGCCATTTTATACCCTCCCTGACAATTTTTAAAAAGAGCGATATAATATATGTATTAATATAATTCTCATATATTACATCGCTTCTCCCCTGCTGTTTGCGGTAGCAGGGATTTTTTTATCTATTTAACTCATCATACATTACTTCTCCATTATAAATCATAAGTAATATATTATCAGTATTAGCTTCATTTAACAAATTAAACGTAACATTTGCATTTTCATCAAAAGTTCTTGCCGCTTCGTAAAACTGAGTAGTTGCGGTTTTCAAGTTATCTACCATTGTATCCCATTCGGCTTTTAAACTTTCATCTTCTTTCGCAAGTATAACTGATTCAACTATATCATCTTGCCATAATGATATAAGATAACTACCTATTTCTTCATTATATTCAACATTAAAATTACTTTCATCGAAGCTTTCTGCCATACTATCTCTTAATAATCTGATTACAGCACCTCTATCAGTTTCTTCATCAGACTTATTTTCTTCAATTGTATTAGCTGTTGTTGCAGGTTCAGTTGCTTTTACACTACTAATATATATAGCATCATCAAAATCCAATCGATATGTATATGAGTGTGTAAATTTTCCTTTAATTGTTACTGTATCTCCTTCGTTCAATTCAGGAAGATTATCTGATTTATCACTATCAAGACTAAAATATAAACAACAATCATCTTCATTGCCAACCACTTCATCCGTATCAAGTGTTATAGATAAATTTGAATTAATATCTGATAATATACCGGTTATTTCAAAGACTTTGTCTTTATTTTCTTCAGCGGTTTTCTTTTCGTCCTCATCAAACATATTTACAAAATCATCTGCACTTATTGAAATAGCTTCTGCCGTTTCAACATCTACAGGCTGTGTGCATCCGGTCAATGCTGCCACTATTAAAATTGCTGATGTTGTTGCTAAAATCTTCTTAATATTCATTATTACGTCCTCCTTATATGTCAATCTATAAAGTCACTTTCTTCCAAAGCACCGATAACTCTGCCTGAGCAGATAACGACATCATGCTCTGTAAGTTTTATGTCGGGATATTTGTCATTGTGGGAAATAAGCCTGTCACCGCCGTATTCCTTGACAAATCCATCACCATTAACAACAAATATACCAATATCACCTTTATTTATAAAGGGCATACTTTCAATAAGAAGTATGTCACCATCAAAAAAGGTACTTTCCATACTGTCACCCGATACCTTTACAGCAAAATCAGCTTGTTTTGTAAGGTCACTGGCTCTTACGCTCATTATTTCATAGTTTTCGGCGTAAAGGTCTACACCTGTTCCGGCACTTGCCGGCAACTGGGATAACTTTATTTGTATTATCTCCGGCTTTTCTTCTTCTGGAATAGATGTACAGCGTTCGTATTCCGATTCAAGAACTACATCAACTGTTTTTTGACCGTACACATCAAGTGTGCGGTATTTTTTTACTATATTATCCTCTTTAAAAGAATACTTCAATATAGTATGTGATGTATTATTGTTTAAATTTTCACCAAGAAGGTCACTTATTGTGCAACCAACAGCCTTACAAATAGCTTCAACTGTACCAAGCTTAGGATTAGTATTATGCCCAGATGTAATTTTATCAACAGTGCTTATTGTTAATCCAGTCATTTGTGCAAGTTGTGCATTGGTTAGTCCTTTTTGTTTTTTAAACTCGTTTATCTTTTCAAGTCCCATTTTTTCACCTCCTACTAATAATATAGCATAGCTGTAATTATATGTCAAGAAAAAAACTTCAAAAAAATGATGTTTTTTTCAAAAAAAGCATTGACAACTTCAATACAATGATGTATAATATACTCATAACATCAATTAAATGATGTTTGATAAAATTTATGTACATAGGCAGGTGAAAAAATGATAGCTGACATCCCATATTATCCTACACTTGAAGCTAAAATAGCAGAAAAAGGATACGCAAAAAAGGATATTGCAAAAGAACTTGGAATATCTCATCGTTCGTTAACAAGTAAACTTTCGGGCAGTGTTGATTTTTGGTGGAAAGAAGTTGAAGTTTTATGTAAGCTTTTTTCGGACATCTCTCCATTCGAATTATTCAGCCACGCAGAAGACACCGAAACATCATAGAAAGGAGGCTATATGAAAGAATTTTTAATAGAATTATTAATTACAGTATTTGTTGCCTTCATACTTCCCTGTGCAGCATCAGTAGCAACAACGTTGATTTTTATGCCGTTAATAGAGAAGTTAGTAGCAAAGTTAGTAGCGTAGTAATCATTGATACAACAACAGGAAAAATTATACTGTTTCTTATGATCAAAAACAGTTCGGACCATTTGAACGAAAAATAATCCTGTATGTATGCTTTACCGCTATCAGTAATTTTGTAAACAATCGGCTCTATTGAAGTTTGCCACATATCTGTTTCTGATACTATTTCAATAAATTTCAATTCCAAAAGTTCTTCTATTCTGACACCGACTGTTTCCCCAAACTTTTCAGTAGCAGACAGAAGCGTCATATCTCTTTTGTTTATTGCTTTCAGAAGCTTATATGTCTTTGACGGTATTACAATCACTTTCTTCACCACCCTTCTGCTTTTATTATAGAACTGCTGGTGAAATATGTCAATAAAGAAACATCATAGGAGGTATATTTATGATGAAACCAAACGATTTTTGTCTCAACACAGAAGAAACCGGTTGTGTATGGGGGCAGCTTGTAAACTGGGAATGCGTAAAGCTTGCAAAAAAGCTATACAAGCTTGAACTGCTTGGTGTTTATACTGAGTACAACGGCAAGAAGTATGTTGTTCTTCGTGCTGACAAACAGGGTATTAACTATATCATAGAGATTTGAAAGGAGTAACCCATGGCAGAAAATAAAATAGCCTGACAATCGGACAAACGGCAGGTGCATATATTTTATAAAAAGGAGCGTGAGTTTATGAAGTATTCAGGTGTTTACGAATTTGAAAAGGGCACGGTTCATTGGTCAAGACCTACACCGGATGAAATATCAGATGAGGAGCGTGCAAGACGTGCTCAGAACTTTGCTGACGTGGCACTAAAAATAATGCTCCGATGTAAGAAAAGAGAAATTGAAAACGGCAATGGTGACAGACTTGAGGAACTCGGTCTGGGCGGTTTGCCGGATGTATAAATTTAAGGAGGACCCAATGAACGACTACAAATTATTGCACAACGGCAGGCACACGAGGTGTGCTGAGACGGTAATTACTCTTAACGGCAACGGTGAGGTTACAAGCAGTTGTAATCCTGATTATGTACCGAATGATACGGAATTTGATGTGTGCCGTAATCTTGGCATTATCGAAAACGGTACTGACCCTGTGCTTGTTGAAGAAGCTAAGTTTAAAATGCGTGAGAGTAATTATAACGAGGTTAAGAAAAGGAGGTTGACAGCGTGACGATAGCAGAATTCCAGCAGAAACAGAAACTGCCGTATGAAGCAAAAGTAGCACATGCTGAAATCAGAGCAAGAGAGTTTTACAATACAATTCTCGGACGTGGTGATAATGTGCATGTATCTGTTGGTGGTCTTGACAGTATAACACTTCTTGTATTTCTCAGGCATATCGGCATTAATGTTCCTGCAATTTCGGTAAGCATACTTGAAGACAAGGGAAATCAGGAGGTACACAGGCAGCTCGGTGTTACAAATATTGCTCCGTATATGAGCAAAACACAGGTGCTGAACGAACTCGGTTTTCCAGTTGTTTCAAAAGCCAAAGCAAATAAAATCTCATATCTGCTTAATGAAAATGCAGAAAAACAGACGTTTATTCATGCCATTATGACAGGCGACATGGGAGAACAAGGCGGTTTTAAACATTCAAACCGTATAAAGCTTCCTGACAAGTGGTTAAAGTTGTTTGGTAAAAACTATGCTGAACACAGACCTGATTTATCATATGCTGATATACCTGAATTTAAAGTATCGTCAAGATGCTGCTACTATATGAAAGAAAAGCCGTGTGATGACTGGGCAAAGGAACATAACAGTTATCCGTATCTTGGTCTTATGGCTTCAGAAGGCGGTCAGCGTGAAATGGGACTTATGAAAAATGGTTGTAATTATTACGGCAAATCAACAACACGAAGTTGTCCGTTTGCAATTTTCAGCCGTCAGGATTTGTTGCAGTTGACTTTAGACCTTAATGTTCCTGTTCCGAAAGCTTATGGTGAAATTGTTCGTGATGCAGATGGAACACTCAGAACAACAAGAGCTCAGAGAACAGGCTGTTCAATGTGCGGTTTTGGAATACATATAGAAAAAAGACCACACCGATTTGACAGACTGCGTGAGGACAACCCTAAAGAATGGCATTACTGGATGTATAACTGCTGTACAGACAGTAACGGCAAAAAATACGGCTGGGGACGTGTGCTCGACCATATAGGCATTGAATGGGAGGATGAATATATTGAAAATACTCAACTCTCATTTATATAAAAAAACCGCCCCGACATTGCAGTGTCATGGGACGGAAACAAAATAATTTTTACACGTTTATTGTAACAGAAAGGAACGGAAATGTCAAGTCTTTCAAAACAAATTGAGTCCTTTTGTTCCGAAATAAAGAAAGAAATATCACACTGGGAAGATATAAAAGACAATGGCTGTAGTGATACGTTCTGGTGTGATGGTGTAAATATGGATTTGACACGCAATCACATTTTGTATTACAAACGTCAACTCAGAGAGTTATGTGAAGAAAATAATCTGCCTTTACCGGATGAATATTTTCTGCCGACTCCGCCAAAGGTTGCGTTTACATATATGGCTGATTTAAAATGTGAACGTGCAAAAAAACTAAAACCGTTTAATAATATAACACATGAAAAAATTGAATATAACAGTGAGCAGTTGAGCTTGCTTTGAAGTAAAGGAGTAAAAAATGTACATAGAATCGGAATTATACAGAGTCGCTATTAACGCTCTTGTGGATAATTATTCGGATAAAGATATTCAGATTGAAGCACTGAGTCTTTTGACGGCACAATATATGAAGGCAAGAAAATCAGAAGAATCGGAGGAAAATGAAAATGACCTGCATGCATGACAGGGATGAGCAGTGCTTTGAGAATTGTCCGGGATGCATAAGGGCTGAAAATTCAGAACCTGACCCGGATTATCTTTATGACTGCATGAGAGAGGATGAGGAATATGACTAACGCCGAATATCACAGGCATCCGGCACTGTCAAAATCAGACCTTGATTTGATAAATCGTTCTCCAAAGCATTACAAATACGCAAAATCACATCCTTCAGAGCCGACAGAAGCCATGCTTCTTGGCTCTGTACTGCACAAGCTGATACTTGAAGAAAGTGATTTCTCATCTGAATATGCCGTAGCTCCTGTGTGTGACCGCAGAACCAAAGCAGGTAAGGCGAAATATAATGAATTTATTTCATGTTCAGAGAACAAAACCATTATTACATCGGACATGTTTGAACAGGCTTTTACAATTGCTGAATCTGTCAAATCAAATCCGGTAGTAAAAAAGCTTCTTTGCGGCGGTAAGGCAGAGCAATCTTACTTCTGGGAAGAAAACGGGATAGAGTGCAAATGCCGCCCCGATTACTTAAAAAATAACATCGTTATTGACTTAAAGTCGACCAAAAACGCTTCACCCGAAGCTTTTGTGAAATCAGCATACGATTACCGCTATCACGTTCAGGCATGGTGGTACTTGAACGGTCTGAGAAAATGCGGTATAAACGCAGAAGAATTTATTTTCATAGCATTTGAAAAAGAGCCGCCTTATGCTGTATGTGTCTATGCAGCAGATGATTTAATGCTTGAACTCGGCGAAACGGAAGCCAAGCAAAATCTTATGACATACTGTGAATGTGCTGAATCGGGTAACTGGTACGGATATGAGAAAAAGCCCGAAATACACAGCCTTTCACTTCCGGAATGGATAATCAGAAAATATTTTTAAGGAGATTTAATTATGGAAAATCAGATAACAAAACAGAATGAAAACCCATTTGCAATCGGCAGACCAACAAACATCAATGAAGGTGCAGTTACTATTGAATCAAGCCGTGCAGTGGCAGAAGCACAGGGTAAGCTTATAATCGCTAAAAACTTCCCACGTAACGAAGTCGAAGCCTACACAAAAGCTATGAAGGCATGTCAGAGAAAGAGTCTTGCAGAAAAGGCTACATATTCATATCCGAGAAGTGGAAGCACGATTTCAGGTCCGTCAATCAGACTTGCAGAGGAACTTGCACGTTGCTGGGGAAACATCGACTTCGGTATCAAGGAACTCTCTCAGAAGGAGGGAGAAAGTGAAATGCAGGCTTATTGCTGGGATATGGAAACCAATACAATAAGCTCTCAGACTTTTGTTGTGGCACATGTCAGAGATTCAAAAAACGGCTCTCAAAAGCTTACAACTCAGAGAGATATTTATGAAAACAATGCCAATATGGCAGGGAGAAGACTTCGTGCAAGAATACTTGCCGTACTTCCACCTGACTTGGTTGAAGCGGCAGTTATCGAATGTAAAAAAACTCTTGCTGGAAACAGCGATGTGCCAATTGAAGACAGGATTAAAAAAATGGCAGTAGCCTTTGAAAAGTTCGGTGTAAAGCCTGCGACTATTGAAAAACGTCTTGGACGTAAGCTTGATACTATGACAACAGAAGATTTAAGCGAATATATCGGTATCTACAACAGTCTTAAAGACGGTAACAGCGTGGTTTCAGACTGGTTTGACGTTAAACTTAATTCAGACAGAGCCAAAGACCTTACAGAAAAATTACTTACAGAAGAATCGGGAGAAAACAAAAATGCAGAGTAAATTACAGGATGGAAGTGCTATAGTATGTGGCTATGTACCCAAAGACGCAGAACTTAAAACAGTTGGCGAAAAGGGTTCAAGCCTTTGCAGATGGAGTGTAAAGGTTGATGAAAAGGCAAACGGTGACCAGAAGGAAGCCGTATGGGCAAACTGTCAGGCATGGCATGGCACAGCAAGATATGCTGCATCAATCAAAAAAGGTGATACTGTATTATGTGTGGGAAAGCTTGAAACAAATACGGGTACTGACGGCAAGGTTTACAAAAACCTTGTGTGCGAGTTTGTTTCGGTAATGAAAAGTGTTCCGAAGGCTTCCCTTGTTGCACCTTTGCCTGAAACATCGGAAGTAACCGACTTATCGGAATATGAAGAAATTTTAGGTGACGGAGAACCGCCGTTTTAAACAGACAGAAATCTGCTGAAAGGAGGGATTAATATTACACAGGAACAGATTGACGCTGTCAGCTTTGACAGTATAAGCACGGAAGCAATGCTTGGCATAATTGAACATATAGCCTTTTTTGACGAGAACAATGCAGAGCGTAAGGATACACTGACACAGCTGCGTAAAAAGGCTGTAAAAAGTGAGCGTCTGAAGGAATTTGACAGACAGCTGTTTGGTTTCAAATCAGACAACTGTCAGTATCTTTCGGATAATCAGATTGACATGTCCTACGATTACTGCCGTGAGGATTATCTGACCTCTGCTCCCTATGAAGAAATTTTTGCTTACACAGATCCTTTTGAAAGAACGGTACAGCTTGAAAATGCGGCGATAAAAGCAAAGGACGCAGGCTTTACGAACTTTAAAAAGGCGTTCAGGAACTATGAAAAATCATTGAGGCTTGTTAAAGTCGGTTCGGCAGAAAATATAGATATTTCACATCCTACGGATTTTCCTATGCAGCCAATTGAACTTGAAGCTGGTTTGTGGACTTGTGATGCGGAGGGTGTTAAGAAATACACAGGCAATATGTGTGAAGAAACCGCCTGTCATCATCCAATAATGCCTGTTGAAAGGCTTGTAAATATTGATACCGGTGAGGAAAAGCTTAAAGTTGCTTTTTTCAAAGGCAGGTACTGGAGAGAAATTATTGCTGGCAAAAAAGAATTGTTTGACGCTTCAAAAATAATTCAGCTTGCGGGGGTAGGTGTTTCGGTTACATCAAAGAGCGCAAGGATACTTTCGGAATATCTCTGTGACATCGAATCACAAAACTATGATATTCTGCCTGAACGTGAAAGCGTTTCAAGGCTTGGCTTTATCGGTGACGGCAAACTGTTTTCCCCTTATGTAGAGGGAATAATTTTCGATGGTGATGCAAATTACAGCAGTATCTACAATGCCATAACGGAAAAGGGCGATTTTACCAAATGGAGAGATATAGCCGTTAAATGCAGAAATGAAAACATAACGGCTCAGATAATGCTTGCAGCATCATTTGCAAGCGTTCTGATAGAGAAAATCGGCGGACTTTGTTTCTTCGTTCATCTCTGGGGTGTTGAATCGGGAACGGGTAAAACGGTGGCACTTATGCTTTCAGCGTCCGTATGGGGTAACCCTGTTATCGGACAGTATGTGCAGACCTTCAATGCCACTCAGGTAGGGCATGAAAAAACAGCCGCATTCTTAAACAATATTCCAATGTGTATTGATGAATTACAGCTTTCAAAGGACAGCCACGGAAGAAGTAAGTTTGATGTGTATCAGCTTTCACAGGGTGTAGGGCGTACAAGAGGCACAAAGACAGGCGGTATTGACAAAACTCCGACATGGGCATTATGTATTCTTACAACGGGTGAATCACCGCTTACAGCCGACAATTCCGGTGCAGGTGCTGTAAACAGAGTTATTGATATTGAATGTAAGGCAAGTGACGCTGTAGTTCGTGATGGTATCGGTGTTACAAGAGTTATAAAACAGAACTTCGGACATGCAGGTAAAATGTTTATTGAATGTCTTACCGATGAGGTTATAGCTGAGGCAAGGATAATTTACGAAAAGCACTTCAAGGAGCTTTCTTCGGGATCTACAACAGAAAAACAGGCCATGGCTGCTTCAATGATTCTTACAGCGGACGAGCTTGCGGACAGGTTTGTTTTCAGAACGGGAAAACATCTGACCGTTGTCCAGATTTCCGAATTTTTAAAGTCTAAGGCATCTGTATCGGCAGGTGAACGTGGTTACAGTTATATGTGTGACTGGGTTGCCATGAACTCAAACAAGTTTAAAAGCTGCATCGAAAACGGAGATACCTACGGAACTATCATTAACGACTGGGCTTACATAAACGGTGCTGTTTTCAGAAAAGCCGCAAAGGACGCAGGCTTTGACGACAGGGCATTACTCTCATGGCTTAAAACTCATGAGCTTATTCTTACGAGGGGCAGAAACATGACAAGAGGAAAACGCATTAACGGAGTGAATGTCGAATGTGTTGTAATGAAACTTCCGTCAGAAGATGAGGAAATATCAGTCGAAGATTTTCAGGATTTAATCTGAATGAGGGACAAACGAGGGACTGAATATATACAATTGTGGGACGTATGTATAAGCTGTAAATAACGTATCAGCGTAGTTTACAAAGTTTGTGGGACTGTGGGACATTTTCCCCCTATATATAAGACATTTTATATACAATATATTTTGAATACGTTATATAAATTAACGAATGTAAAAATATTTTTGCTGACGAGATAAGGTGCGATTTTGTCCCACAGTCCCACAAGGTATCATAAACAACGTAAATATGTGCTTTATGAAGTGGGACAGGCTGTCCCTTACTGTTCCACACGTCCCACAGAAAGGAAATAACAATTGAATATTAATTTAAGAGATTATCAGAATGAATGTATTGATATTCTTGACGGTAAAGGCAAAGGACGTTACCTTGTCCAGATGGCTACGGGGCTTGGAAAAACAGTAACCTTTGCAAACCTTAAACGAAAAGGCCGTATGCTTATACTCTCACACAGAGAGGAGCTTGTAAGACAGCCGCTTAAATATTTTCAGTGCAGTACAGGTATTGAAATGGCTGCACAGCGTTCGCAGGGTGAAGAAGTTGTATCGGCAAGTGTGCAGAGTATAGTTCACAGGCTTGACAGATTCAAACCCGATGAATTTGACATGATAATCGTTGATGAAGCACATCACAGTGCCGCAAAAACATACAGGAAGGTGCTTGAGCATTTCACACCACGTCAGTTGATAGGGTTTACAGCTACACCGAACAGGGCTGACAAGGCAAGGCTTAACGATATATTCGATGAGATTGTCTTTAAGCGTGACCTGAAATGGGGTATTAAAAACGGGTACCTTTGTGATATTGACTGCAAAAGAGTGAATATCGGCTATGATCTGAGAGCCGTTCATACAAGGGGTGGTGACTATGCACCGGGGGAACTGTCGGAGGCTATGAGTGGCACAGAGGACGCAATTGCAGAATCATACACCACAATGTCAAAGGGTGCAACCCTTATATTTGCGGCAAGTGTAGCCCATGCAGAAGCAATAGCCGAGAGAATTCCCGAATCGGTTGTCATTACAGGAAAAACCAAAAACAGACAGGATATAATACAGCAGTTTACGGAACGTAAAATTCCATGCCTTATCAACTGTATGGTGTTTACCGAGGGTACGGATATACCCCTTGTGGAAACGGTTATTATAGCACGTCCTACACAGTCTGACAGCCTGTACGCTCAGATGGTGGGGAGAGGTTTAAGACTTCATCCCGATAAGGACAGGCTTACCCTTATAGACTGCGTGGGTGTCACAGGCAGAAGAAGTCTTTGTACGGCTCCGTCACTTCTTGGAATTGACATAAGCGAACTACCACAGAAAAAACAGGATTCCATTGAGGGTGATTTGTTTGAACTTCCTGAAAAGATTGAACGTGCTGCCGATAATCCGTCAAGCTGGATAAAAAATATAGAAATTGTAAATCTGTGGGCACAGCAGCAACAGTATAATCTGCATGACATCAATTTCTTTCAGATGCCTGACGGCAGACTTAAATGCAGTCTGCCAGAAAGAAAAATGCTTGTTGTACCATGTCCCGATGAGCTTGGGAACGTAACCTACAACGGCAGTTACATGGACCTTCAGAGTGCTGTTGACATGGTGTACACAGAGCTTTGTGAAAACTATTCCGGATCTGAGTATATATGGAATCTTGAAAAGGCTAAAAAGTGGGGTAAATATCCTGCTTCTGACGCACAAGTGAAGCTTATCAGACGTAAATGCAGAAATGAAGATATTGACTATGACAGCCTTACAAAATTGCAGGCGTCACAGATTTTAAACAGAGTTATGGGAGGTTAATATGACAGAGGCACAGCATCAGACTAAAGTTATTCAGTGGACACAGCAGCCGTCAATACGGAAGAAGTTCCCCGAACTGAAACTTCTGTATCATATTCCGAATGAGCGTAAATGCTCTGTCGTAGAGGGCAGACAGTTAAAATTACAGGGTGTGAAATCGGGCGTTCCTGACCTGCATTTGCCTGTTGCAAGGGGGAATTACCACAGCCTTTACATAGAAATGAAAGCCGAAAAGGGCAGAACTTCATATGAGCAGAAATGGTGGCTTGAGGAACTTAAATATCAGGGCTGCAGATGTGAAGTTTGCTATGGCTGGGAAGAAGCTGTCAGGGTACTGGAGGAATATTTGTGCGGTTAAAGGAAATTGAGCTTTCGGCATCACAGAACAGAAAGCCGGATATCAGAATGACAATGCCCGAAAAATGCCTTTATACACTGCTGAGGGGATTGTACAGACAATATCACAGCAAACAGATTTCAAAGGAAGATGCCAAAGCCGAAAAGCTGAAAATCATAAGTGATTGCACCGAATACGAAAAGCACTACAATGAATGGTGTGCCATGTATGCCCAGTATCAGGAGAACATAAGGCAGTGCGGTCAAATACTCAATGACATTGAGAAGTCCAAGGACGTGACCGAAATTGCACTTCTTGCATGTACTGCCATTTCTCTTATGACAAGCGACAGGAATTATATTAAAAGACAGGAAAGGAAAATAAATCATGAAAAATACGAATGACTACATATTCTGGGACTGGGGCGAGGAAGTTCCCGAAACCGATGATGATAAGGAA